CTATTTAAAACACTATAATTTTTTCTTCTATTCTCAATAAATTTAAGTGCAGCAGAAAAGTTTTCTGGAGAACCAATCCCAAAACTTCTTAAATAACGAGCATCATTTTCATTTAATTCATTTACTTTTATAAAGTCCTCAATTCTTTCTTGAGAATCAGGATCATAAGTACTTGTTCTAGTATAAAAATTTAACTGATTTTTTATTGGATTAAAAATTTTTCCATACTGAGCATTACCAGTTTCACCCAAAGTTGGCGCTTCTGTTTTAGGAAGACGACCACCAGTATTAAATGGTAAAGCTTTAGGAACAGTAATTTCCATTAATTATCAAGCTCCTCAAAACCTAAATACTTATTGCGTTGCTCTTTATATATTTCGAGTGCAGTAGTGCTATCTCCAAATATTCTTTCAAATTTTCCATATGGTTTACCAGATACAAAAAACTCTTCAGTCATATGTTCTAATGTTGCAAGATATTTAATTTCAGCTCTTGCTCTATCTTTAGAAGGTGCTTGAGCATTGTAAGCTACAGTATAATTTTTGTAAGCTGAGTTTCTTAAAGCAGCCTTAGAATCTTCTTGCTCCCTTTCTTTTTGCAACAAAAATGGATCGCCATTAATTATAATTGGCATAAATCCACCACCTCTGTTAAAGTAACCTACTTCATAAACAGGCTCACCTTCATTAAAAGCAGATACAACAGGTCTATAAGCTAAATCAAAATTAAGAGTTTTCATACCAGCTCTCATTCGAACTCTATCACTTAGTTCTTCAGTTGCAGCAACACCAGAAGTAAAAGCTTCAACAACTGACTCACTTCTTAAAAGCATATCTCCACCCAAGATAGCACCTAACTGAGAAATAAATTGATCAGCAACAGTTCCACCTCTAAGCAAATCATCAAACTGACCAGAATCAGCCAGTGTATCTGTTAGAAGTATTCTATTTTTTACAATTTCATCATCACTATAAAATAAATTCCTAGCATAAACAGTTTTATCACCAACAAAACTACCAGTTACAGATTCATCTATTTCCATTTTAGAAGTATAATTATCAATTAAATTATTAATAAGATCATCAGTAATTAAATTACCTCTTACTTTTTTCATTTGAATAAAAGCACTAATTTCTTTTTTATAGTTATCACTCATTGGAGTTTCTGATAACTTTGAGTTTAGACTTTTGCCAAGGTCTTGTTTTATATCTTCTAATATATTTCCCTCGTATGCTCTGAACTCTAAAGCAATAGAAAGAGGCTCAACTCGCTCATCTCTAGCAACAACACTTAGCGCAGAGTAGAAAGCATAACCTGTTGGCGAAAGTGACTGACGCATTAAATCAAACTTGCTTACTCGTCCGTCATCTGTTCGAGCATCAAGGTTAGAATATTGCTCAAAGACTTGTAATGCGCTTTTTAGTTGCTCTTCATCGTTAGAATTTAATGCACTTTCCATAGCAACAACTGATTGCTTGGGCATTAATCCAGCATTAAAAGCCATAACAATAGAAGGATACTCAAACATATTGTTGGTAGTAATAACCTCGCCTTTTAGCTTTTCGTTAAAATAAAAACTTTGGTCATTTTCAGATATAGAAAGACCGTTTTTTATTCCATCTTCTATTGTTTGCAATCTAGTTGTTTCAATTACTTTTTGTGTATTATTTTTTATTCCATTGATTCTTGTATTAAGTTCACGAGTTACGGTCGAAGGATTTATCTTATATGCTTTTCTATATAATGTATGTAACTGAGCAGCTTCTTTACTTGGAACTTCTTCTATATTTTTCTTATCAGAATCTATTTTATTAAGGGCGTACTCTAAATCATCTAAAGATGCGTTTGATATTCTTTCAGCTTCCCTAATTAATCTTGTAACAAAAGTTACTTCTGCTCTTCCAGATAATGTATCTTTAATTCTTGAGTCAATTTTAGAACCTCTAATTCTTAAAATAATACCTTGTAAATTTATTTTATTAAATTCAGTAGCATCATCTAAAATATTATTAATTTCTTTTCTAAATGATGCCTCTTGTTTATTTTTTTCTGTAGACTCTACTCTAGAAAGGGCAGCTCTTCTTTCCCCTATTTCTGTAGCAAGTGCTTCTTTTTCATCATCATCTAACTCTAATAAAACATCATATACTGATGATAATTTATTACTAGGAACTAAAGTTTGTAATATATCAAAATTTATTTGACCGCTTTCATATAAAATTTCTTCAAGCTTTTCTAATTGTGGAGAATTTTTCCCAACACTGTCAAAAACTTGCTCTAAATAATCAAGATAAAAATCAGCTGTGTTTTCTTTAGAAAGGTCTTTTGTTATTAAAAATAATTCACTTGAACTCATTGAAGGGCTTATCTTAGATTTATTTTTAGAAACAAACTCTGACTCAGCAATACTATCAATGTTTTCCATATTTTTAGTATAAGCATCTAAACCAGTAGCTAGCTTACTAGCATCCATGCCATTCAATGCTTGCACTGTTAAAATTTTTAATTTTGGTTTTTTAAGCTTTGTAGAAAGATCGCTAATTAGTTTTGGGTTTTGTAAACCTGCTTTGAATGTTTCTTGATCCGTCTTTGACATTAATGAATATAATACAGACAACTCCATATTTGAAGAAAGAGCTTGCAAGCTATCTAGTTTATCATGGTAATCTCTATACTGTGGACCAGTAATAGCATTAGCTTCAAAAAGGTCTTCAACTCTTGCCCTTTCAGAAGTAATACCATCGTTAATGCTTTGAGTATCACCACCAGAAAAAATCATTTCTGATATTTTTATTTGATTTTTAAATAAGTTTTTTAACTCACTTTTAATAAGTGATTCTTTTGCATCTTCAGCTTCTTTTATTGCTAAATTAGAGTAAGTAGAAGCTACATAATTATCACCTGATTCTTTTATAAATGTGCTATAAGGTGTAGCTTCACCTTCAGCGTCATACATAGCTCCAATATACTTAGCCATTCGCTCTTTATATATCAAAGCACTGTCAGAAGTTTCTGCTATTTCTTTACCAACACTTTCAAACTCAGATAAAATAGATTCTTCAAAACGTCTATCAATCATATTTTGATATGATCTAGCAGCAATTGTTCCAAAGTTTGTTGGAGGAGTAAAAGCTTCTGGTTGGTTTGTTTTAGGATTTAATGAAGTAATTCTATCTGATGGTTGAGATAAAGCAGCCCTCTTACCAGTTTCTTCAGCATTAATAGCAGCCTCTCTGTAAGCAAACTGAGATAAACTACTAGCAGCATTACTTATTGATGCACCTACGTCAGAACCACCAGCTCTTGTTTGAACAATACCTACTGGCTGATTAAAAACTTGTGTTCTTTGTCTTCTTACAGCCATTAATCCTCACTTCCATCAGGAGCTTTTGTTTTATCTAATCTGTATATGGTTTCGCCAGCAGTACCAGCAGCACTAAATAAAGAAGAATATAAAGCATTTCGACCACGCCTTCTTTCTGTCATTTGACCTAAAGACGTTTTCATAGATTGAAACTGAGCTTGCTGATCTATTCTTGATGTATCTTTTCGTACTATTTCTTTTTGTCTTTCTAAGAAAGCCTCAACACTTCTGTCTGTAGTAATGTCACGACCAGTAGCAGCAAACGCTGCAATATTAGCAGAAGTTGCTAAATCATACTCTTGCCTTCTTGCTTGAGCTTGTTGCATTGCAGTTACTTTATTTAATTTATCTTCAGTTCCAAACTGAAAAGCATTTAATCGAGCCTCTTGCTTTTCACTTATTCCGCTAATTATTTGACCTCCAGCATTTAAAACTGCTAATGCTATCATTATTTCTGCTGACATTAAACTATTAACTCCACGACTAAGCCATTAACCTGTAGTGGTAATGGCTCTGATTGCTCGATTGTAACTTTAGGACTACGAGTATAACCTGTTGTCCTTATTTCCTTCTTGCCAACTAATGGATCAAGTATTGATTGGGTTGGTGTATCTGGATTTGTCTTGCTAGAAATAGATATGCTTTTATTATTTACCTTCAAAGAAAAAGCATCTTTTACATCAAGAACAACTCTACCAATACCTCGAACTTCACCAGTTACAGGTCCACCACCCATAGAAGCATCTATTTCATTAGTAATAATTTTAGAATCAAACTTTTTACCAACATAAACGTAAGTATGACCTAAACCAGAATGAGCAGATAAATCTATTTTTTCATTAGCATCAACAGTAAATGCCCCCAAGTATTGCTGATACCCATCAATAACATCAGTTGCGATAACATCTACAACATCATTTTGATTATATGCAGCACTTACATCAACCTCATTGCTTAAAATAAGATTGTGTAACCAAATGTCTAAACCTACACTTTGAGTTGACTTGGGGGCAAACTCGCAAACATGAAGCTGACCACTCGTATCGTAAATCTCAGCAAACAATCTATCTTCAATAGCACAGACAGAACCAAATTTACCTGCGGTATTAAACTGTACCCAAGATGCTTTTCTTTCAGCTCTGTTCGAAGAAAATACAATTAAATTATTACCTGTTGTAGTCATTGCCGCATAAGAATCTGGTTGACCAAAACCGCTATGAACAACAGCCATATATCTTGGAGTATCAATCATATGTGAAGCTATGCTAGATACAGGCACAGAAGTATAAGCATCTTCCCCATCTGTAAACAAATACTCTCGAACAACCTTGCCATTGCGTTGAACAAATAAAGTAGCTCCATCAAGTTCTATTGGCTCAACATGAGAAATACCAAATGGTGTTTGTTTTTTAATCTGTAAGTTAGTTGGTGTAAGTGGTTGATTTTGAAATGTAGGAATATATAACTCAGCAGCAGCAGCAAAGATTTGTAAATCTCTATTAGAAACCAAATACCTTATTTCATTTACATCACCAGTAGCAGCAGTAACTTGTATTGCATCATCATCAGCAGCATCTCCTATATCAAAATTAGAAAATCTACCTACCTTGCTAAAAAATAATGTATCAGGCTCATCTAGTGTACCAGCAAATACCAAACGGTTTTGATGAAACTCTACCGCCGCAGGATAGCCTCTAACATCAGAAAAAGACTGCTCATCAAAATCAGTTGTCGGAGCATGACTTTCAATCTTAGGAAAACCACCTCCATCAGCAGAAGAGTTTGCAGTAGCAGCAGCCGTAAAGCTGTAAGTATTATCATCAATAATTTCATGTATTGTTCGAGCGCCATTAATATTTGAAGCATTTATTCCACCAAGAGCAGTTGCTTCAGATACAGTAATAGAATCACCTACAGCAAAACCATGAGATGGCTGACTTACCTCAACTTTATTACTACCATCATTAGCTCTAAGAGGATTTTCAATCTCTAATCTTGTAGAAAGTGAATCAAGAATATCTGCTCTAAATTGATTAGAATTATAAACAGTATCTATTTTTAATTCATTCTTATGATACCTTAATAATATATCTTTATGTTTTGAATTAGCATAATTGCCTGTTCTAAGAGCTGTTGATTTTGATCCTGTAATATCTAAATATGTAATTCCTCTTTTGTTTGTATGACCAATTTTAACAGTAGTGCTAAAATTACCATTTGCATGAATAGTTGAAATAGATTTAAACATACGAGGAATATGCACAGTGCCATTATTAGGACCATCTGTAAAATCAGTAACAGCTACACCGTCTTGATCTGTTCCAGTAAAAACAAATGTTACACCACTAATATTACCAGTAGATGTAACACTTATTTCTACAGCATTATCAAAAGCATCAGTAGCACCAGACGCAAGAGTTAAGTTTCCAGCACCAGAACTATTCGTTGAATTAAAATAATGTGTATCGTCAGTAGTGCCATCTGTAGTGTAAATACTAAAATCAACGTCATTTCCACTACTTGCTTCTGGATCAAGCTTTACATTTGCATCTGCAAAACGAGAATAAGGCTGAAAGGTAACAAGTGAATCAGCCCTTTGATCAAAAGCAAATGTTCTTACATGAAAACTAGTAGCGCTTGTTCTGCGTAATATTCTTGGAGCAAATAAATAATGACAGATAAACATATCATTTCCAAGTTGAGCTACAGTATATTCTTGAAGATGCGCTTTATCAAAAGGAAGAGTAGCGCCATTTATATCTGTTGTTGTGTTTAAACGCTGAGTTAAAGTTGTATCATTAACTTGATGAACTCTTATTTTTTCATGCTGTATAGCAACAATATACTTTTCATTTTCATCAAAGATAAAAGGAAATAAATGAGATTGCTCTGGATTACTAGCATCAAAAGTAATTCCACCATACTTAGCCATATGTTTTGCGCCATCTCTTTTAATTACAGAACCTTCTGGCATAACAATCATGTTCTGTAAGGTTTGAACAGATGAAGCGTAAACAGGACTATCTACTCTCATTGAAAGAGAATCACTGACTTCACCAAATTGAAAGCTATTAATTGGAACTCTAACTCTCTGCATTAGCTACGCCTTTGTGCAATAAACCTCGAAGTATTCAGCTTGCGTGTTGTTTGCTGCTGTGAATCAAGTGTTCTTGATTTTCTCATTTGCTGTTCAGCTTTTAATTCCATTGCTGCACCTAATTGCCCATCACGAGCAACAGAAATAGCAAGTATACTAGCTAAAAAAAACTCAACACCAAGAATAAAATATGGAGGCCAGTTCTCTTCACCTACTCGAAAGATATAATCAGCAATTACTACATCAGCACTGTCTGCATTACAGAAAGCTTTGTTTCCGTAAACATCATATTTTATTGGTAAGTCTTGAACAGTAATTGCATTTACCATCAATGTATCAGAAGGAAGTTGATAGGCTGCATCAAAACGTCCTGTTGGTGCAGCAACAAGCCTACTTAGTTGAGCTTGATTTGTTGCAAATCTCCAGCGTGTTCTTGTTAAACAAGATTGAGCAACATCTTCGTAGATATTATTACAAACATCTGCTTCTGTTGTTCCATCTGAAAAAGATTGAATCGCATCACCACCAATTAAGATGGATGCGCGAGATGCTATTTTGACTGCGGTATCAGCTATTGTTGGCATGTTAGTATGGGGGCCGAAGCCCCCATCCCTTTATTAGTCGCCATCAGTTTCAGCAACGGCAGTGCCGTCTGAAACATCAACAACAGAACCAGTATTAGATAATACTGTTACAAAATTTGTAGTTGGTACATTAGTATCATGCACTACAATCAAATCACGAATAGCAAGCATATTTGCTGCATCGTTAAAGTAACCAGCATTATTTACTGTAGCGATGGCATCAGTAGTTGTGTATCGCCACAAGCTACCATTTGAATCACCACCAATACGAGTTAGTCCACTTGCACTATAAGCCATTTTCTAACCCTCCTAGTTATTATCTAATAGTTCATAGATACCATTGTCATCAATAACAACAGCACCCATAGACATCATAGATGTTGCAAGGTGAGATACTTTCTCAGCAACATAGTTGACTTCAGTTTGAACATCAGA